CATTAATTATTTGTATTGAATCATTTATCTTTTTTGCCTCGGATACTATAGCATCTACATCATCACTGGATGTCGCTTGAACAATTCGGGTATTATATGCTGTTTTTGAATCTTGAGTTATAGATTGTAATCCATTAATTATTTGTATTGAATCATTTATCTTTTTTGCCTCGGATACTATAGCATCTACATCATCACTGGATGTCGCTTGAACAATTCGGGTATTATATGCTGTTTTTGAATCTTGAGTTATAGATTGCAATCCATTAATTATTTGTATTGAATCATTTATCTTTTTTGCCGCAGATACTATTGCATCTACATCATTATTGGATGTCGCTTGAACAATTCGGGTATTGTATACTGTTTTTAAATCTTGAGTTATAGATTGTAATCCATTAATTATTGGTATTGAATCATTTACCTTTATTGCCAGGGATACTATAGCATCTACAGCATCACTGGATGTCGCCTGAACAATTCGGGTATTATATGCTGTTTTTGAATCTTGAGTTATAGATTGCAATCCATTAATTATTTGTATTGATTTATATGTGGAAGGATTTGCATTAGTATAGACATAATTCAAACGTGGAAAATATTCATTAAAAAACAGATTTCCAAAAATACTGTAAATATATTCAATTGTATTTATTATTAAATCATAATTGGAATTGTATATTATAATCATAATATCAACATATTTCAGATTGGACAAATAATTCTCTAAAATTAATAATGATATACCTTCTTCCGATGCACCTAGAGATAATACTTGTGCAAATTCACCAACCGACATATTACCAAACACAGGTATTTCAATATGAGGGTAAGCTTTTGAAAACTCTCTTGTATCTACCTGAGTTATATGCTTATCTATTTGTGATTTAATAATGTCATTAATTGGAACATGTTCGATTGTACTCTCAATATTTGGTTGGTTTAATAAATAATTAAGAATAAGAGCATATTTTGATTCATGTGCATTAGTAAATAATGATAAATTGCTAGAGGCCTCCATATCAGTATAAGTATTAATATTATTAATTAAAGCTATAATGATAGGTGTAAAATTTGATAAGTCCGATACTGATGGAAGTTTCATGCGAAGAAACAAACCTAGTATTTCTGTTACTACTGTGTCATATTCTGTATCCGATTTATCCGATTTATATAATATATCTTTCAATTCTGATATAAAAGCATTTTTTTCTGTGTTAATTTGTTCAATTATATCCAGCATATCATTTGTAAATAGCATTTGAAATACATATATAATAAATTGTGCAAGTCTATAATATAATTGTCCTATTTTAGTTAATTCTCCGAATAAATAATCACTTTGATAGACTGAGTCAAACATTTCTAATAACAACACGTTTTTTTCTAAAAATTGGGTTTCATATTGTTTAAAATACATTATAGTGGCTACATTTTTTTTTACACCATTAAAAAGTGTTTGAATTAATATATCTTGAATTTTTGACGATTCCATAGTTGCATGAATCCAGAGACTATATTCATATAATAACATAGAAACTACTAATTTATCACGGATTAATATAATTTGATTTGGCGAGCCTCCTTTTATGAGTTTTTTATTTTTCCTAGTTTTTTTACTAGATTTATAAATACTTTTATTGTAAGTATGATTAAACCCTGTTTTTTTTTTATCGCCACCTCTTATCGGAAGTTCTACGGTAGTAAATCCAGTTTGGGTATAAAAATCTTGAACCATCATGTTATACATATTAATTTTACTTTCGCTAGTTTTAATTTTTACATTTTTAAAATACTCGTATATTTTTCTTTCAAAGTTATTTCGTAGGTCCTGTAGTAGAGGCGTTTTAAATGTTTCATAAACAAGTTTTACAATAGATACTCCAAAGGAAGGTATAGCACCACCTGCATTAGTTATACAACAAGCAAAAATTCTACTGATTCTATCATTTGATAATACACTTGTAGGAGTTATTTTAGATAATTCAGTTATTGTGCTTTGTTCAATTAAATCATTTATATATGGTAAAAACCCTAAAAATGCTTTAGTAAAATAATATGTTTCAAAAATGTTTGTAAAATATGTGTCGTCATCACTATTAACATGATGACTAAGTAAATCAACAAAATGTGCAACAGTTGTTGTTTTTGGTTTTTTTTTATGACTAACCATTAATTTTTCTAAAATACTTCTCATTTTGAATAGTAATAATGAATAACTTGCAATAAGTTTATCATTCGATGCTATACAAGTGAAATAATTTTTAAAAATATTATTGTTGTTCTCATATCTTTTTTCTATTTCTGTATTGTGAGTACCAAACAAATCAGGATGTTCAGCAGAATCAACTAAGTCATCTATTATATACTGATTGGGGTTTGGAATTACCGCTGAACCGTTTTCGGCTAGTTCCGTTGTTATAGAGTCAAAAGCAACAACAACTCCACTAATATTTTTTTTTACATTTTCATAACTATTATGAAAATCAGATAAAATAATGAATAGAGGTGATAATACATAATATACCTTCAAAAAATCCCCATATTTTTTATCATCGTTTATCGTAATACCATTTACAAAGTCAAATATTTGAAAAATATTTCTCCATATAATTTCTATAGCAGGCCTCATCAATTCATCTATATTTTTAGCAATTGTTGTTAATCTATCTTTATATGGGGTAATATCGTTTGTACTACTAGTAGCTGACTCTTTTTCAAAGAATGTATTATAATTATTTGCATAGTCTCTCAATTTAGTTGTAAGTATAGATTTACGACTACTATATTTTTCAATCAAGTTAGTACTTATATAAATAAGAAATCCATTTTTATTATTAAATAAAACAATTGGTGCACCATACTCAATAGCAGCAGTTGCGGCTACGCGGTCATATGTTACAAATACATGAATACCTGAACTTTTTTTTCTTTTTATCGTAAATTCTGGTGAAGTAGGATGATTTCCTAAACAATTAAACTCAATATAACTAATAACTGGGTCAATTGTTTTTATTGCTTGTGAATGATCTCCAAACTTTTTAGATAAAATCTTACATATTTCTTCTGATGTATATAATACATCATATATAGCAGAATTAAATGGCAAATTAGGAACATTTGTAATTCCTATACCAGATATTTTTGTAGATATTTTTCTTGTTACAGAGTCTAGTGTAGTTGCTTTATTTGATGTATTTTTATCTATAGTAAATATATTTTTGGTTGGCGTATAACTAAAAGACAACTTTCTTTTATCGCTATTTTTACCTATTTCATCTGTTGGGTCTAAAATAAATAAAGTAGTATTAGAACTTGATAAAATAGTATCTACATTTCTGGATGATATATTGCCTGGACCGTCTATGTCATCAATAACGTCGGTGAAATCAATTTCGGATACCATATAAGATTCAAACTTTGTAGACATCATTGCTTGTGGAGTATAACTGTTTCTATTACTAGTAATAGTAGGTGTATTGCTAAAAATAGGAACAGGATTTAGAGTATTATTAGGAGGATAAATTGGATATCGTGTAACTCTTTCACTCTCTACATCTATGTCATATATACCAAAATGTACATTAGGGTTAGTTGCACGATTAGGACGATTTGAACTACCACCTATGTAGTGTCCCATTCCTATTCTTATACCTGCATCGGTTAAGCAAGTAACAGTAGGCCCTGGGTCATATTGACCTTGTGAAGTAATTAAAAATGTGGCAGTTTGACCGTTTTCATCTCGGCTCCAATTATATATATCATCTGCAAAATTACCATATGCAACATCTCTTATAAAGAATACATTATCTGTAATACCTAGACATTTGAATAAAGTTTGTATTAACGACTGTGGCGCAGCAGCCGGGGCAGCAGCAGGGACAGCAGCCGGGGCATCAGCCGGCGTTTCATCGGTATCAAGCGAAGAAATGTTAAAAACTCTATATCTACCTTGTATATGAGTTGGATGGTATAATGTATTTGGTATCTCATAAATACTAGGATTATCATTACACCACATAGATTTTATATTTCCACTATCTTTATCTTCCTGAGTAATATCAGTATGAGCTATTGGTTTGGCAAACTTATTATCTGTACCTGGGGCTAATACTCTGGTAAACATAAACGTGTCTTCGTTTTTTTGAAGTGAATTTGCACACATAGGATTTTGGTTTAAATGTTTTGATGCAGTTTCATATGAATCTAATCCTGCAATACCGCCGTGGTCATGCCATGCATCTTGTTTTGCAACATTACATAATTCTTCATCGCTGCATGTTGGATAATCTGGGCATGTTGGATTATATAAATTATTATACGGTCCTTGTGGTAATACTGCAAGCATTATTATAACTTATAAAATATAACTATATATTATTCAATTAAAATCTAACATTTCCCAATAAATCAACATAAAAACACTCATTTCTATTATACAATATAAACCATTCAATATTTCCACCTCTCATGCAAAAAACACCCACTGCAAACCCTCAGCCTCCGTCAAAAGGCACTATAGACGAAAAGCATACTGAAATGCTAAATCATTTTCACTTCATTGAAACCGAAAAAATACCCGAACTACAATCCAAAAAAATCCTATTAAAATCCCAGTTAAAAACACTCCCTCAAAACCAAATAGATACTTACATGGATATAAAAGATCAAATCCGAAATATCTCCCAACAAATTAAAACACTTAAATCACTAAGAAAGCAATATCTCCTTGACAACTCCAAGCATATTTTTGATTATTTTGAGCAAAAGAAAAAGGTTTCATCCGGCGATAATGGCCAAAATGTTAACGTCCTCAATTCCTTCTTCAAAATCAAGGCAAAAACCGACGATGCCACTACCGTTGCCGGAAACAAATACAATCAATCCAAGAATACATATCATGCCTATTGGAAAAACATCAATAATTCTATCCTAAATATACAGGATTTCGTAGTATCGTCCGATGTTTGCGAATGCTGTAAAATCGGTGAACTTATTCCCCAAGACGAAGAAGGTATCTTAATATGTAATAATACCGACTGTGGTCAATTTGTGACATATATAATAGATAGTTCCAAACCGTCCAACAAAGAACCGCCCAACGAGGTGTCATACACTGCATATATCAGGCTCAATCATTTCAAAGAAATCCTATCTCAATTTCAGGCAAAAGAAACCACCCAAATCCCCGACGAAGTCATTGAATCCATTCGCGCCCGTATAAAAAAAGAGCGCATAACCGATATGTCTCTTATAAATTACGACAAAATGCGCGATATTTTGCGAAAACTCGGTCTCAATAAATATTTTGAACACATTCAATATATCAATTCCATATTCGGTATTAAGCCGCCCATAATGAACGAGGAATTACACGAAACCCTCTGTGTTCTCTTTATTGAAATACAGAAACCATGGGCAGTACATTGTCCAGCCAATCGCACCAACTTTTTCAATTATACATATACACTATATCAGTTGTGTGTTCTCTTGGACCAAGTCCAGTATTTGCCATATATACCCATGATGAAAGACCGAGAAAAGCAATTGGAACAGGATATGATATGGAAAAAAGTGTGTATGGATTTAGACTGGGAGTTTTTTCCGACAGTATAGAGGAAAATTGATTTTGGTTTATCAAAAAATATAAGTGTTTCATTAAAAAAAACTTATATTAGTATATCAACCTATATAAACAATCGCCAATGTCACGCGACAACAAACAATTTGCATATTATGATTTTGTTGGAAAAGTATTAGTAGATAAATACAATATATGTCGTGTTATACAAGGTATTTACGAAGACCAAGACCCCATGTATAGATTAACTCGTGCGAATGAAAATGGACGCGCTGGAACTGCATACCGGATACACTTAATGGTTTCAGGAAGCGACGAAGCCGAATATTTTCATTTCCGCAATTTTTCCGAAGTAGTTGCTAAATACGGTGAATTAATTGATGAAAAACCAGCAGCAAAGCTTACCATAAAGAGTTCCTGTAAAAAGTCCACCCCAAAAAATAGAAGAGAACTAAACCCATTAATGAAATGGGCAAAAATATATCCAGAACAAATACTATCACATGAACAAGCCGACTGGTAAAAAATATGTCCTCAAAGTGTTTATACATGATGCTAGTATGACATTAGGTCTCCATTATCCGGTATAGTTTTCGTATTGTTTTCTTATTGTGTATTTTTTTTACGGGATTTTGTTTTGAAAATGTAATATTCTTAGGATATGCCCTAGCCATTCTACCATAAGTGTATTTGCCTCCGTTTAAACTGACTTCTACAAGTTCATCTGAGTTTCTCTCAGTATCAACAACTGATGTATCAGCAGCATCAACAACTGGTTTAGTTGAATCAACAACTGATGTATCAGCCGCAGTATTAACAACTGATGTATCAGCCGCAGTATCAACAACTTGTTTAGTAGCAGCTATATGATTTGCCTCAGCATTTTTCGCTGCTACCGTACCATCTGGACCAAAATTGTGTTTAGGCTGCGATTGTCTGGATTCTTCGTATAATGGTTTTTTTACAGCAATTGTAATAGCTACTTCAGTAATTGATTCATCACTAACAATAATGTCATCCTTGTTATTATCAATCATACTAATTATAATACATACCACGGTATCTATAGCCCTTACCAATTTATATCTTGACTGAATATCAGTAGGTTGTTTGTTATTTTCGTCTGTTTTAAATAATTCTTGCAATACTTCTTTTACACTGGTATTATCAACTTGTATTGTTTCAATATCAGTTGTATTGGTATTATCTACAGTATTTGCAACTTCAACTAATAAATACAAAACTCCTTCATATGTAGATTTACTAGAAACGCCTTGTATAATTTGTAATGCAATTTTTTCATCGGAACCACCTTGATAAGGCTCTGGAATAGTTAATTGTGAAAGCGCATTGTATATTTTGTTTATTTTTTGTTTAGATGTAATATCATGACTGTTTAATAATTCTGTGATTTCTCCTATATTTGTATCAGGTGCTTTTTCTTCTTCTTTTACGACTTTTTCTTCTTCTTCTTTTACGACTTTTTCTTCTTCTTCTTCTTTTTCTTTTTCTTCTTCTTCTTCTTCTTTTTCTTTTTCTTCTTTTTCTCCTCCTTTTTGTCTTTCTCCTTCTTTTTCTTCTTCTCCTTCTTTTTCTTCTTCTTCTCCTTCTTTTTCTTCTTCTTCTCCTTCTTTTTCTTCTTCTTCTTCTCCTTCTTTTTCTTCTTCTCCTTCTTTTTCTTCTTCTCCTTCTTTTTCTTCTTCTCCTTCTTTTTCTTCTTCTCCTTCTTCTTCTTTTTCTTCTTCTTTTTCTTTTTCTTTTTCTTCTTCTTCTTCTTCTTCTTCTTCTTTTTCTTCTTCTTTTTCTTTTTCTCCTTCTTTTTCTTCTTCTGCGGCTCCGTCTGCTGTTTCTGTATCAACCCACTTTCTAACATCTTGTAATATTTTTTTTACAGAAGTTGATTTATCAATTAAATCCGCAGAACCTATAATTTTATCATCCTTTGCTCCTTCTATACTCAATATTTGTTTTTGAAAAAACTCGTCATTTGATTCCATACGATAAATATTTGCAATTATATTAACTAATGCAAGTGTGATATCGTCTCTATTATTGTTTAATTTTGTTGCAAGTATTTTTAATATATCTGTAATATCATCAGTGCTGAATTTAAAATTGGCTAACTCTACTAACTCACTATCTGCTTTTACATCAGAACTAGTTTTTAATACAAGTTCAATTAGCATGTATTTGAATATTTTAATCAAATTAACTTTAGTAAGTGGTGCTTTTATCAAGGCTTCTTCATTTTCTGATGAGGAGGGGGGGTTTTCCTCTGAGGTTTCTGATTGGTCGGTAGACGATTCATCAGGTGAAACGACTTCTGAACTACTACTTGAAGACTCGGATGTTTCAATATTTACAGGATTTTTTAGATACATCTCTATAGCACTAACATTGATACCACCTGATTCTGTAAATACCCGAGCTGTTAATTGATTTTTTAAATGTTCAAAATCATTTTCATTTTTTTCATCAATTTCTTTTTGACTCATGTTTAAAATATAAACCTCGTTATTAACTAAAATATACGAAAAATTATAAATTGTTGAACCAACTAATTTTTCAGGTATTTTTAAAAAATCACTACTTTGACTATTTTGGCTAGTTTCTGCACCCATATCGCTTGTTATTTCTGGAATGATAGATTTATCGGTAGGATTTTCTGTACTTTGTACAACTGTAGATTCACTGGGTGTATCTGATATAGTTGTCTCACTAGTTTTTTCACTAGTTTCTTCACTGGGTGTATCTGATATAGTTGTCTCACTAGGGGTTTCACTAGTTTCTTCACTGGGTGTATCTGATATAGTTGTCTCACTAGGGGTTTCACTAGTTTCTTCACTGGGTGCATCATCTGGATTTCCTTTACCTTCTGCATCGTTTACAACATCTGCATCGTTTACAACATCTGCATCGTTTACAACATCTGCATCGTTTACAACATCTGCATCGTTTACAACATCTAGTTTTTCTGTATTTGCTGCACCGGTTGCATCATCTGGATTTCCTTTACCTTCTGCATCGTTTACAACATCTGCATCGTTTACAACATCTAGTTTTTCTGTATTTGCTGCACCGGTTGCATTTGGTATTTCTTTACCTTCTGCATCGTTTACAACATCTGGTTTTTTTTCACCATCTGCATCGTTTACAACAACTTGTTTTTCTGTTTGTTCTTCACCGGTTGCACCACCTGTTAGTTTTTTTTTGTGCGTTCTGTTTTTTTTGTGTTTTTTTGGTTGCATATTTTGTTTTATATACTATATAAACAAAATATCAACATTGGTTTAACGTCTTACCATAATATCTTCAGAAATCAAAACACAAAGATATTTCCGATTTATTTATAAATATTGTCATAGGGTCTCTATCCATCTGCGAAATCCAAAACACATACTCATTTTCATTTGATTCTCCATTATCATTTGTATTGATATTAGAACTCTCAGTAAATCCAATACAGAACTCTACGCCTAAACTTTTAAAACAAAAACAATCCGAATATTTCAATGGACGTAATGTTTCTTTTTCAAGTAATACCAATATGTGATAATAATGCCTAGGATTATGGTCTTCGCTGAAATGCACAACCCCTAATAATCCATCTTCTCGGTCAATAAAAGTAGTAGAACCCCGCACTTTGTTGAAATAAGGCGCATTTATTGAATAGGACATAATTATTTCTAAACTTCCCGTGGCAGGATTTACTCGGCCAATTTCTAACGGCGACCATTTATAAATAAACAAATCTTCCCCCCTACTGAATACCGGAATCCAATTTTTCTCACACCAACTTTCGGCAGGCGGTAATACAACTTGCACATATGTAATCATGTTTTCCAATAGCGAATAATCGCCTATAACCATATTGTTTTTACCATTTGGCGAATAATTTACGTTTGTAGCAATAAACTTCGTCCGCTGGTCTGTGGATACATATAGACGAACATCTTCAAGTCCATGGGAAAATACATCGCCAGAATATTTCGGTATGCCTATTTGTTCATTTACCACAGTAAATGTTTCAGCAATCGGCTTATATTCCGAATCCAATTCACAAAGCATATTTTTATTTTCTATAATATGCGAGCTTGTAGGATACCCATAACACCCATTGTTATACAACCAATAATTTACATATCGTGTGTTCAACCACTGACGACCATCGGCAGTTTTCAAATACGACGCAGACATTGGTCTAAATTGTGCTATAACCGGATAATTGTGTTTAATCCGTCTAGACACTTTTGCCATATTTTTCGTAATAAAATCCGCCGATACACCCGTTACTATGCTATCATTATGGTTTGCCGAATACCATTTCGGCTCCCATCGTTTGACGGTTTCTGTCCAAGCCCAGAAATTGACATCCCATGTCAATTTTTTATATATTTCTAAATATTCCACAAAATATACCGGATAATCTTTCCACCATTGTTTCAATGAATCCGCGTCTCCTGCGAAAAATCCGCCGCAAAAACGCCAACAAATAGCGTCAGTTAACCCGCCGACTTTATCAATAGGAACCGGTGAAGAACATCCAGGAAAAATCAGCATTTTATCAAAAAAAGTCCGTTTAGCAAATTGATGCATATATTCGTATGTTTTCATTTTCTCCCAAAATAAATAGGTTATATTGAAATCCACATAGGCAAAATGCCCAGTTTTCCAAGGATTATGTTCTATAACACGCGCTACGAGTTCCACTTTAGAATGCGAAATTGCTAAATAATCCGCGGTATCCTTTTCCAAATTACGATGAGTCGGTAGCTCATAGGATAGTTTACCCAGTTGTTGATAAACCCACAATTCCGATTTATCTATTACTTCAATATGAATATTCGTGGCGCTTTGTAAAAACGCAATTTCATCCGCATTATCCGGAGATACAAAAATATAAAGAGGAATGCCTATAGAAACCAATTCGCCTAAACGTCCCACCGTCCATTCATCATTATGTGGTGAATTATTTTTATCATGTAAATAACAAGTCACGAATGTGATTGTATATCCCGAATTATGAGAAGAATCTATACCAACAATTGACATTTTATTTATATGAGTCTGTGTATATTAGTTGTTGTATGTTTATATATTTTAGAAAATTGATTATTTTATTTCATTATTAATTATCAGTATTACAATATACACATAATTATTATTCTATTACGCTCCAACCCCAACTAAAATGTCTAACACACTTGTTCTCGTATTTGATGTTGAAACTAGCGGTCTTATCCCAAAGGGAGAGCCTGTATTAGATGTATGTCCATATATATTGCAGCTTAGTTTTGTAGTATTTGATACAGCAACCATGAAAATCATACAGCAATACAATTCCTACATAAATGTTCCGTCTAAGGTGAGAATAACTCCGGAAATAGAAAGGCTAACTGGAATAACCCGCGCAAAATGCAATAGTGGAGTGGTAGTATCTGAAGCTCTTGATGCGCTATACACTGCATATATCAAGTGTAGCCGTGTAATAGCACACAATATAGAGTTTGATAGCAAAATGGTACGTATTGAATTGGCGCGCAACTCGGGGCGTAAAACGCGGCATTTATGCGATTTATTAAACACTGGTTTTGAAATAGTGGAAAAAAAAGAACGATATTGCACAATGGCCAATAGTATAGAATTGTGCAATATTATGGTTGATGCGATTGACAAGCGAGGGCAACCTTACCAATACAAAAAGTTTCCTAAGCTTTCCGAGCTGCATGTAAAATTATTTGGAACTATTCCGGAGAACCTTCATGATTCTATGGTGGATACGCTAGCCTGTCTCCGATGCTATATGAAACTGGCTCACAATGTGGAAATACAAATATAAGAATAAAAATCCGCACCCCCATTATGACGAACACATTTCGCATATTTCATCATGTTCTTCGCCGACTTTTCCTTTCTCCGGCTCAATTGTAAATTGCTGTGCTTGATGTCTACCCCTACGCCGTAAATAATAAATACCTGTTTTTAATCCTTTAGACCACGAATAAAAGTGCATAGATGTTAGTGTGGAATAATTAGGGTCTTCCAGCCAGAGATTGAGACTCTGACTTTGACAAATGAAAGCACCTCGGTCTGCCGCCATGTCAATCAAATGTCGCATAGGTAATTCCCATACAGTCTTGTATTTATCACGTATTTCTTGCGGAATAATATCAATATGTTGAATGGACCCATGATTTGCAATAATACTATTTTTCACTTTTTCATTCCACAGGTCCAACTTCAGCAAATCATTCATCAAATACCGATTAGCCATAATGAACTCTCCGGCAATAGTTCTACGACTATAAATATTACTAGTAATGGGTTCAATGCATTCATTATATCCCAGGATTTGAGAAGTGGATGCTGTTGGCATCGGGGCCAACAATAGCGAATTACGCAACCCGTGCGTGCGTATTTCTGCCTTTAATGAATCCCAGTCATATCTCCCCTCCGTGGGCGCCACTTTCCACATATCATATTGCAATTCGCCTAAACTAGCCGGCGACCCCTCAAATGTAGAATAAGGACCTTCGGATTTAGCTATATTACACGATTCGGTTAATGCGGCGTGATAAATTGTCTCAAATATTAAGCGGTTAATATATTTGGCCTCATCACTAATAAATGGATGATTCATCATCATAAACACATCGGCTAATCCTTGCACGCCAATACCAATTGGTCTATGTCTCATATTACTGACTCGGGTCTTTTCAGTGGGATAATAATTTACGTCAATAATACGATTCAAATTGTATGTGACGGTTTGCGTAACCGTGTGGAGTTTTTCATAGTTGAAAACCGGCGGGGTTTGTGTCATATCCACAAATGCTGGAAGTGCAATGCTTGCCAAATTACAAACTGCGGTCTCATTCTCATCTGAGTATTCCAGTATTTCAGTGCATTGACCGGTCAATATACCATTGAATATTCCCATGTGTCGTTTTGGTTCAGTAAAACAATACGTATCATCAATTCTACCTGAATCTACAATATCAACTATAGCAATATCATATTCATTAATTTCTTTTACATCTAGAGTATTCAATAACGTTGTAATATCAATATTTTTACAATTGAATCCTAGTTGGTTTAAAATGGGTAAATTATCTGAATATACTTTTAATACCCAAAATGTAATATTATTTTTATAAATAATTGAAGATATACCGCATGTTTGCAAGTCATATAACATGTTCTGCAATATGGTGTAATCACTACATTCAATGGTTATACATCCATTAACAATAGTCGCAGAATATGTATTACACAAATCGGAGAATGAATCTATAACACTCTTTGCCAAACTCTCTATAATCGGAAACTCACACTTGACCAATTTATCCCCTATTTTCAATTCGTTTGCTTCTTTTAATTTTATAGAAATGCGTCCGGCATTTTTATATGCAACATAAAACTTGTGATATTTAGTGCAATATAAGTTGGTTCCCATGCTCGTTTTTACCTCTATCAATTCTTGATTTTGCCCAGTTTTTCTGACTATTACATGACTCCATTCTAACCCATTCCATACATTGACTGATTTATCGCATAGAGTATGAATCGGAATATGTCCGTTATCTGTCAATATCAAAGTCTCTGGTGCAACACATAAGTTTGAGGACTTGATTGTTCCCACATTTTTCTGGTTGGACTTTTGATTGCATGCATCTTTATACAACAAATATGGCGTTCCAGTTTCCATCTGTGCATCCAACACTTGAAACCACAATTCGCGCGCTTTTACTGCCCTGCGTCCGCGACCATCTGCCTCATATTTCTCATACAGTTCTTTGAAAGCTAATCCATACACATCTGACAGTCCCGGGCATTCATCCGGACACATCAAAGTCCACATACCATCAGATTTAACTCTCTCCATAAATAAATCGGGTATCCATAAAGCATAAAACAGGTCCCGGGCCTTGAGTTCTTCATCCCCATGATTTTTGCGCATTTGCAAGAAATGTTCTATATCCGAATGCCATGGTTCCAAATAAATGGCGAACGACCCATTTCGTTTTCCGCCACCATTATGGACTAACCCACCGGCTAACATATAGTTATGTTCATATGTCATTTGCAGGTCATATACTACCCCTCCATTGTATAGTTTTTCCGTATTACTGATTACTGGAACCAACCAAAAGTTATCAAATGCAATACATTGCTCGGGTAATCTACCTATTCTCATATGTAAATACTGCATGTCCGCTGATAATTGAAGAACATCATCAGTATTACCCAATCCCTCCAATATTTTCTTGGTTTTATATTCGCCCAAATGCAACCATCTTTTACCAATTCGGAGTTTGCCGTTTATTATAAAATCACTTTTTGTAAATGGCAATACAGTATTTCTTTCCCACATAATCATATTATAATAATTCATATAACGAATCTCATAATGTATTGCATTTGCACTGAAAAACCGGGCCAATTCACTGATTTTATTCGGACTATGTATAATGTGCATCCAATTTAATCTCATGCGATTTGAAAATATATCGTTCGCATTTTCCTGGGTTTGTGCAATACACATTCCTGATAAAATGATTCCATACATATAGCAAATCTCATCTGTCAAATCTGGATATTCAAAGCATACGTTAGGAACCACATGAACAATATAATCTCCGACTACAACATCTTTTGCATCTACCCATTCAGGAGTCCGGATCCATGCATTTTGGTCGCAATACATTTCCGGTTTTTTTATGACATAAATTGGATGCTCCGGTGTAATATTTAGGGGTTGGCCATTTAGTATGGTTTGTATTTCATGAATAGACCCTTCATACGTATGTTCCAATACTTTTCCTACCACTTCAAATGTTTTATTGCGGTTAGCCACCTCGGTTGTGTTTGCAATACAATCTTCTATTGCCATTGGACCATCCCTTGTATAAATAATGGTATTCGGAGTAACACATTGGTCCACATATTTAGCCGTATTATTAAATACACGAAGCATAGGGACAATTCCATTGGATGACCCATTTGTTCCGCGAATATGGCTACCTGACGCGCGCACATTATGAATATGGAGTCCAATCCCACCCGCCCATTTAGAAATAAGCGCACAGTCTTTCAATGTGTTATAGATACCTTCAATACTGTCGCTCTCCATAGAAAGCAAATAACATGACGATAATTGTGGATGAGGAGTTCCTGCATTAAAAAGAGTAGGAGTTGCATGTGTAAAGTATTTCTGGGACATCAAATCATATGTTTCGCGGATTTTCTCCATGTTATGACCGTGAATACCTATAGCAACTCTTAGCCACATATGTTGTGGGCGCTCAATTGTTATCCGAGATACCTTTGTCAAATAAGCACGGTCTAGTGTTTTGAACCCGAAATAGTCAATCAAATAATCGCGATTATAATCGCAAATTGCATCCAATTCTTCCCCACTAGATACTACTAAATCATATAATTCGGATGAAATCAATGGACTAGGTTTTCCATGTTTATCAACATGTTCAAACAATTTCTGCATAGCATCGGAGAACTTGTCCGGTGTATTTTTATGGTGATTTGAAACCACTATTCTTCCGGCTAAAGTATTATAATCCGGATGTGTGCTAGCCAAAGACGCACATTGTTCCGCCGACAATTCGTCTATTTTTGTTGTAGAAATACCATCATATAACTGGTCAATAACTTTCATTACTAAACTAGTATAATTCAGTTTTATACCGACTTCACTTCCCAACTTTTTGATACGCTGGAGTATTTTATCAAAAGACACAATTTCGCGGTCTCCACTGCGTTTAGTGACATACATCTCATCCATTGTTTGATTCTCGGAAGATGCCATTGTTATTTTATACTATTATTCAATTATAGTATAAAATATTTATGTCGTTTTACTTTGTATATTTATAGAAATATGTTTATATACTATACACGTCCAGACATAACATAAATAACTGTATATTGTTAGCATCATTCGGCCGCGCATTTTCAGTATTATCAGCCAAACTCATACGGGTTCGCCTCCTGAGTTTGGGTCGGAGTCTATGTTATCTCCGACTCCTCCCACAATTCGTATAATGATTTTATATAAAATCAAAACGCCAAGTCCAATAGGTAAAAATAGTGGTTCATAGTAATTCAAATATGTCCATCCCATAACAAAAACAACCGGGAATATATGATGTCGCGGTATCATATCATAACAGTCGGATGTTCTAAAATATATCCAAAATCCAGAGCAAATAACAGAAAAAATGACTTTTTGTTTGTAACTAATAATTTTATCTAAAAACATCTTTTTCTATATATAACACATATATAACAAACCGTCAGTTTTTATAAAAGCAATACATCACATAAATTATCTATTGACGCCTGGGGTGCGGGGTGTGCTGGAATATTTTGTGATATATTATTTCCGGCTTCGTCCAATTTAATCAAACATATTCCGCCTCCAGTATTGGTATGTATATTCCGAATAAATTGGCGGTTTCCGCCATTATCATCATGTTGTATTTCAGCTGCATTCTGCGAAACCGCTGCTGCGACCGTATTTTTTAACTTTTTAGTGGCTGCCCGATGCGCATATCCAGTAATACGCTCCGTTTCAATAATTTCCCATAAAGATATGAAACGCGGAACCACTGCATTAAACCATTCGCGGTTTCGCTGAACTAGAACACATGAAATATGGTCCAAATACCAATAATTTACCTTGTATAACACATATTCTTCGCGCAATTCATTCCGTTTATTTTTAATCCAGTTGTCGGTTTCGGCGTTAGGAACATCTAGGGGCATGTATTCATAATGGGGAATATTTACGCGACCGTCTTCGGACCCCTCTGCAGGCAATGCACCTGCAACTAGCATTTTCTTCACAAAATAGAGAACTATGCCTTTGTAAAGATGCGACATATCGCCATAATATTCATCCGCGTTCTCATATTCTTTTATTCGGGTTTCTACAAAATCACAATATTCTAATTGACATGTTTCTAGTTGCACTTGCATTTGTATCCAATACTCCTCTTTAGGAATACCGGTTATATCACGATTTACAATGTTTTTGATTTCCACCATATGACCATATCGCGGATGTGTGGGGTCGCATACAATTCCATCCGGTGAAGCCCCAATAAACGGGTATTTTTCGTGAGGAATACATCCAAAATCCGACAATTTAGCGGAAAACATATTCTCATAAATCGCCGCACTAACCGGTTCATATTTAACCCCCCAATGCATTGAGTTCTCCGTATTAACACTCCCGAACTGGTGATGTTCTACAACCAATGGTTTACATTTCTCATAAATGAGGCTATTTCGCTGAGCATCCGACCCCAACGCCTTTGAAATATTGCTCGCAGTTAACATTCCATAGCGTTTTTCATACCATTCGCGGGTTTTCTGTTTTGGCTGGTCTATTGTGGCTATTCGGACCAAACTGGGCGCAACATCAACTCGCATACAATGTTCATCTATAGCACATTGTCTTGGTGGAATAATGCTATATTCAGCCATATACTTACCATACATACTTGTAATGAATCTACCAACTTCTTTGTAGTCGGTTTCAGTATCCATGCATATCTCGGCATCATTCCATATACCGAAGAAATAAGCAGTTAAATCTTCACATACTATGGAAGAGAACTTCGGGTCAGACATTTGTGCAATCGTGCCATACACATATTCTTCTATTACTTCCAACACCGTTTCTTCTATTTCTTCTATATCTTTGTCGTCTAATAAATCCAACCATGTTTCCAGGTTCTCGCTTTTAGATGAAATACTACCGGTTTCATAACCGTCTGAAATATTATTAATATTCATTGTATTTTCCATTTGTAATAGTTGTATATTCATAATATAAAACTATGTTTAGATTATTTTTCAATCAATTTTATATTATTCTATAAGAATTGCGCTATACATCGGACGGGGTATGCATTTCCGACTCCGGGGTCGTTTGGTTTTTTTCGGATATACGTTTCGGGGTCAATGATTTCAATGTGCTAACCCTTTTGTTATCCACAATTTTCAATGTAAATGTATGGCTAATACTATTGAAAAATAACGCAGGAATACTCGTTATTTCTCCAGTGTCTTTGTCATATACCACATCTTTGGTTTTCTGCAACTTTGATTTTTCTAAACATCCCACAAAAAACGTTTTCAAGGTTTTCACGTCTTTTGCAGGGTAATTGTGCTCTTTTCCATATTTCTCAGCAAAAGCATGTAGTTTTTGCGTTTTAACCGTCTTGTCTAGTTTATTCCAAGAATCACATTTGTTTTTTTGCTTCTCATTTTCCAATAATGCATCAATCGCATTCATATTTACCGCATTTGTGTATGTCTGGGTAGTAGATATATTAGATTCAAGCATAGTATAACCGTATTGTCTTTATATGATATATTGTATATTGTTTTATATTTATCTAGTTTTTAATTATATATTTATCTAATAGAGTATAATAAACATAATTACTATAAGTAATAAAATGAGTAAAACAATTGTATTACCCGAAACAAAATCAGTAAAACTAAGTTCCGCGGACGATAAATCGCGCAATAGTGAAATAGAAATGTTATCCACTACCAACAATTCACGCTCGGCCACAATAGAAAAAGAAAAACACAAACGAGTTGTCACAAATACCAAAAAATGGCGGTTTACGGATGACGACTACACAAAAGAAAACCAGATTATTTTATTGAAAAGTATTCAAAATATCCAAACTGACAATCCCACCCCCCAGCAAATATGTGTATTGCAACAACTGTCGCAAAAAATCGCCGGATATAAATCGCAAGATATTACAAAAAATCTCTACAACCCAATATTGTTTATAACGCGAGAACGTGTAATAGAATTACTTATTGATTCGGAATTACTATGTCATTATTGTAAAAAAGACATAAAGGTTCTCTACGAAATTGTTAGAGAACCTTTACAATGGACTCTAGACCGCATAGATAATGACTATGGCCATAACTCCGGTAATTTATTTATATCATGTTTATCATGCAATTTGCGGCGCAAAACTATTTATCATGAGCGATATGTTATGACTAAAATATGCACAAATGTTGTAAAACTATCGTAGATATTGCAAATAATATCTATGACTAAAAACCCACATAAAAATATTATTTGAAAAATACTATTTAGGCAAAATGTCAAACTCTTTAGAAATACTGAATCATCATGAAGAAATAAACCAAAAACTCAATTATTTTTATGAAACTAAAAAAATCCCCAATATCATTGTGTATGGCTCAAATGGAACCGGAAAAAAAACCATCATATACAGTTTTTTAAATAAAATATATCAATCGGACAAACAAAAAATAAAATCAAATGTAATGATTGTAAATTGTGCGCATGGAAAGGGTATCAAGTTTATTCGTGAAGACTTGAAACTATTCGCAAAAACCAATGTTCATTTCAATAATGGTATATTATTTAAATCCATTGTTCTCCTAAATGCCGACTTTTTAACAATAGATGCCCAATCCGCATTGCGTCGTTGTATAGAATTATTTAGCCATACAACCCGTTTTTTCATTATTATAGAAAATAAAAACAAACTGCTAAATCCAATTTTATCAAGATTTTGCACAATTTATGTTCCAGAACATATGATAGATGGTAAAATAGTCAATTTACATGAGCATTCTTTGCAAAAAAAGTACCCTATAGATGATATACTCACTTCCCATTATTCCGAATTTTCAAATAAATTAGATATTTGTTTTAAACAACCTGCATATTTAACAACGAATAATCTAAATGAATTAGTATGCCACTTTTATGAACACGGGTTCTCCTGTTTAGAAATAATGGATTGGATAAAGCGGACTGAATTGATTCATACTGAAAACAAATCCGATTTATCTATGAAATATCACAATATAAGACGCGAGTTTCGCTGTGAAAAAATGTTGATGTTTTTTTTATTATTATCTATAAAAAGGTTTTGTGTAAAAATTGCGTAATTACTTTGTCTATAACTAGTTATAGACAAATGGACGATTTTGTTTTATCTAACTTACAAGAATCCCGAAATGAATGGTGCGGTCGCTTATTAAGTATTCTATGTCCTTTAGTAATAGAAGGGGTTCGCTCCATTTACAACGAAGCATGGAAAATGTGTTTAGATAACGGAGAAGTTACTAAATATTTAATGACTTTTCAAAACCTTTTATCTCGTGTGGATAAATGGAACTCTGTTATAGTAGAAGAGGAACGCAAGCGAATTATTGAGCGCAGTGGGTGTGCTTATTTAGAAGATTTGATAACATGTGTTCATATTATTCAGTTGAAGGTTCTCACGTGTATTCGTGTGGGAAATAAACAAAAGAAGATTGATATTTCTATTCCTAAACTAGACCATTTTATACACAAGGTCTACATCAATGTTGCCCGAAAGGTATACAAGAACGTATATCTGTTTGAGCGCAATATCACATCACTAATGGTACAAAAGAATAACCGAGAACTTGAACAAATCGTGCAAGAATGTATTTTGATTGCAATTCGCGAAAGTATTCCAACTGAAGCCATTATTCGCGCCTATATGGACGAAAGTATTGAACATGAAGAAGAAATCATTATAGAGAACTTGGTAGAACCCGGCGATAAATCTTCCGACCCAACTATACAAAAAACTCCCGAACCAAATGCCGACCCGATTACACCTTCTAGTGAGAAAATAGAAGAAACGGTTGTAACACCAGTAGCACCCGGTGTGAAAAACTTGGATGAGGAGAACCCCGTTACTCGTATATCATTCAACGATTTTGATTCGGTAGTTAATTCATCTAATAAAGTAGAAAATGTAAATGCACCAAAGACGGAAGAACGATTAGAAGCCATAAGTGCTGACCGATTCTTTAAGCGAAAACTAGACGAGGAAAGCGACGACGACGACGAAGAGCGCATTAAAATACACACAGAACCTATTGATTTAAGCGGATTTGATATATTAGACATGGATGATAACCCAATTAATTCTTCAAAAACGCAAAACGAACCGGATGACAATATAACATTGGATTTTGAAGAATTGATATAATGTCTACCAATTTGCGTTCAAATATTTTATTCACACATATTAACTATGAATTTAAATAAAGATACTAAATACCATAAATATAAAGAATATGTATCTGAACATACTGATACATTTGATATTGCAAAAAATCGTAAAAAGTTTTTGATATTACCGTATAGAGACCCACCCGATTATACCACTGAACCTACCGAATCCATTTATCCAATAGATATATCATCCATTGAACCTACCTGTTACCCATCTTATGCGCCAACATTTGTACCCACCCCAATATCTACTAATATGACTATTAACTCGCCAAAACATACATATGACCAGAATGTGTATTACATAACTGTTTCTATTACTAGTTTTTGTTTTTTTCTGATGTTTTTGTATTTATACAAAATATATTATATAAACAGATACAAAATATACAAATTGCAACAAAAATCAAAACGGTTTGAAACACATACCGATGTTCGGTATACTGATTATAATAGTGTATTTTGATTTATTGGCTAATGGGAATATTTGTATTTCTATAATGATATACCATTTTAGTTTCTACCCATATATCCATACATTAGAATAATTGCGTTTAATACTGCGCGAAAAACTCGCCATTAAATGTATTATGGAGCAAGTTATTATCTTAGCCATAGCTATTACTCTTATATTTTTTGTATTAAAAATTGTGGAAATGAAATATTTAGAAAAAGAAGTCAAGCCATTTAAATTAATTTTTAGGGATACTATTATAGTGTTTATATCATCTATGTCAGCATCATTTATCTATTTCCATTTTAACAAAAATATAAACGATTTCTTCAATATTATAACAGCTACACCAACATTAAGTACATCTGCAAATACTCCGGTTTTTACGGATGAACCTGGGTTCTAGTGTAATACAAGTCTATTGTGCTCTCTTTCATGGCAGATGGGAATATATGATTTTCTACTGTATTTGTTTGATAACATATTTCGGTATTTAGTCCGGTTTCATCATAAAACGCTGTAAAAATCCATAAAATGACACGTTTTACTGTAGGGTCTTCCTTTTGTTGTATAATATCGCCAATAGAATATTTCGGATTTTTATCCATATTTATACTATTACATGATATATGGGTTTATATGATTTTGATTGATGATTATCTGATGTCTACGAGGGATATAAAATACCTTACCTACAATATCATGATACTCGTATAGATTTGTAATCCATAAGAGTAGATACTAATATATATCTATTGTAAATATATATTATGTCAGAAGAAGCTAAACCAAAACGGAAATACACACGTAAGGCTAAATCTGCGAAGATATCCGGACGTGAAGCGGTAGAATATCGCGAAAACTCTGGAGAACGAAGTTCGCAAGAGTTTGCAGTAAAATCATCCGCACCAGTTTCTTCGCCAATAGAAAAATCTCCCGGAAAAACGCGCAAAAATGAAAAATATGCTGGTTTAATGGGAGAACTTTTGGCTATAATGGTTAAACGCGGGGACAATATACGCGCACGAGTTTATCGCCGAGCACAAGAATCTATTCTAGCTATATCCGATGATATTTATGAGCCTAAAGATTTGGCCGGAAAACCTGGTATAGGACCAGTTATATTGGAAAAACTCAAAACATACGATGAAACCGGAACACTGGATATTTTAGAAAAAGAAAAGGAGAACCCGGAAAATATTTTGAGCGATATATATGGTGTTGGACCTAAAAAGGCAAAAGAACTAGTTGTAAAAGGAATCAATTCTATTGCACAATTACGAGAACGACAGGATGAGGTTCTCAATGATGTCCAAAAAGTGGGGCTAAAATACTATGAAGACATACTGGAAAAAATCCCCCGGGCCGAAATAGACGAATATGCGGCCATTTTCAAAAAGGCACATGACGCCGTCAGCAAAAAAACGGAAATGAAATACGAAATTGTAGGTAGCTACCGCCGGGGAGCTACTGCTTCTGGAGATATAGATGTCATTATAACTGCAAAAGATTCGGCTGCATTTAACGAGTGGATTGATGAACTTTTAGCCACTAAAATAATAATTGAGGTTCTCTCGCGAGGTAAATCTAAATGCTTGGTTATAACACGCCTAAAGGATGGCTATCGCGCCCGGCGCGTGGATTTTCTATACACTACTCCAGAGGAGTATCCATTTGCAGTTCTCTATTTCACTGGAAACAAAGGGTTTAATGCAACAATGCGCGGATTTGCATTGACGAAAGATGTATCGCTAAATGAACATGGATTTTCTAAAATAGTTGGAAGGAAAAAGGAGGAAAAACTTTCCCTAAATATTGTGGATGAACGGGGAATCTTTGACTATTTGGGATTAGTATACAAAAAACCAAATGAGCGCACAGATGGTCGCGCGGTTGTCCCGAAAGATGGTAAGCCGATTGAGTCGCCTGTTATAGAAATGTATGGAGAACCAGATATTGCACAAGAAAATGCACAAAAAACATCCGAAATAAAATCGCCTAAATCTTCGGCCAAAGAAGTATACAGTTCTCCAAAAACCCAAAATAAAACGCGGAAAACAAAATCGCCTAAAGTTCCTAAAGACCCAAAAGAGTTGGAAGAATTTTGCACAGAATTATTGAATAAAAAGAATGATGAAGAAAACTTGGAAGAAACAAAAGAACAGGTCCATGAAACGCCTAAATATTCCGAACAACCAAAATCTATTTTAAAAAAGGAATCAATCGGAGAACTTCCTAAAGGACCTACTCTCAAAAAATCGCGTAAAAACAAAACTGTAAAAATTGCTAAAGAACCAATTATTATAGAACCAGAACCCATTCAATCACCACTTCCACCAATTCACATATTACCAGGTTCTCCTAAATTGAATGATGTAATAGAATTAACGGATGATAATCCATCTGATACAACTATTCCTAAATGTTCTGAAACAAAAATAGAATCGGTATCCAAAAAATACCGGAAAAACAAAACCGAAAAAGTTGCTAAAGTTCCTAAAGAACCAAAAACAAAAACCCAGAAAAACAAAACCGAAAAAGTTGCTAAAGTTCCTAAAGAACAATCTACAGATGTTTTACAAAGTTCTCCTAAACAATCGGAAAACTTTGAAATAAAACCTCCGGAGGAACCTATCGCTAAAATAGATTTCCCTAAATTGGATAGTTTCATGCCATCCAAAAAACAGAAAACACCCAAACAAAACAAAACAAAAAAACTTCCTAAAGTTCAAGAGTTAACACAAGAAAATACAAAAACAAAAACCCCGGAGGGAGAACTTTCGCCTAAAGTTTCTATCCCTCAAAAGTCCAAAAGAGTATCCAAAAAAGATTCCAAAAAACAAAACTCAACAAATATAAAACCATCTCAACAAGAAATACAATCCACAGAAACAACTATGCCTAAACAATCAACCAATGCCATAGAAACTACTAAATCCCATATCCAACAATTCAAAAATGTTGGTATTACAATTCTGGAAAACCTTTCGCAAGAAGAGTTGACAAACATCATATTGGTTGCTAGCAATAACTATTACAATGAGAAAGGCGGATTGTTATCCGACAATGAATATGATATTGTAAAAGAATATGCCGAAAAAAAATACCCGAATAATGCAGCCATACAACAAGTAGGAGCACCTATTGCAGACCGAGTAAAGAACAAAGTGAAATTGCCATATGAAATGTGGTCCATGGATAAAATCAAACCAGATTCCAATGCACTTTCAGGGTGGATAAAAAAATACAAGGGTCCATATGTTGTCTCATGTAAATTGGACGGAGTTAGTGGATTGTATTCCACAGAAGGCGAATTGCCTAAACTTTATACCCGGGGCGACGGAAAAGTCGGACAAGATGTCAGTTTCCTATTGGAATCACTGAAATTGCCACAAGAAAAAGGGATTGTGGTTCGCGGAGAGTTCATTATTCCTAAAAAAGTATTCGCGGAAAAATATGCTAAATCTTTCGCCAATCCACGCAATCTAGTTTCTGGTATAGTATCTTCCAAGAAAGCCGATGAAAAAACCGCCGACTTGCATTTTGTGACATATGAAGTGATTATGCCGCAATTAAAACCCAGCTTACAATTGGCTAAATTGAAAACCACTGGGTTTAAAGTAGTCCAAAATGAATCCCGGGCTACTCTTTCCAATGATACTCTGTCCGAAGTATTGGTAGATTGGCGCACCAATTACGAATATGAAATTGATGGGGTCATTGTGTCTGATGATGCTATACATCCTCGTATTTCAGGAAACCCTGATTACGCATTTGCTTTTAAAATGGTGCTGTCTGACCAAAAAGCCGAAGTAAAAGTCGTGGATGTATTGTGGTCGCCCAGTAAAGACGGGTTTTTGAAACCCCGGGTGCGCATTGAACCGGTAAGGCTTGGCGGCGTTACTATAGAATATGCAACCGGATACAATGCCAAGTTCATAGAAGACAACATGATTGGTATAGGTGCAATCGTTGAAATCATTCGGTCGGGAGATGTTATACCGAAGATTTTGAAAGTCATCGTTCCGGCCGAGAAACCCAAAATGCCCGCGGAGTCATACAAATGGAATGACACACACGTAGATGTATTACTTGAAAACGCAGGAGAAAATGCGACCGTTCAGGAGAAAAACCTGACTGCATTTTTCAGCACACTGGAAATAGATGGATTGAAATCTGGCAATATAAAAAAACTGATGGCAGCTGGATATGACACGATACCGAAAATATTGGCGATGACCAAAGAGGATTTTGCTAAAGTAGGATATAAAACATTGGCCGATAAATATGTGGAGAACATCCGAGAAAAAGTTGCCGGAGCGAGTATTGCGCAACTGATGGTTGCATCGGGGACAATGGGTCGCGGACTAGGTGCGAAAAAATTGGAACCCATTTTAGCAGCTCACCCTGATATATTGGTTTCCAAGGAGGATACTGCCACAAAAATTGCTAAAGTCAGTACCGTCAAGGGAATAGAAAACAAGACGGCGACACTTTTCGTGGAGAACATACCTAGGTTCGTGGAGTTCATGAATAGTATAGCACAATCGGAAAAGTTGGCGGCAGTGGCAACAAAGGGAGAAACCGGGGCTTCGCCCCGGGCGCGCGAAAGCGCGGTGGAAGTGGATACCACAAATCCGTTGTATGGCAAAAAAATCGTCATGACAAAAGTGCGCGACCAGGAAATTATCCGGGAACTCAAAGCCCGCGGGGCGGGGTTGGAAGATACTATAGGCTCAAAAACATTTGCGCTTATAGTAAAGTCAATGGATGATGTGTCCAACAAGACTAAATATGCAGTGGAACATAATATACCGATTATGACACCGGAACAGTTTAAGGAGAAATATTTTGGGTAGTATCGGATAATGCGTATTTAGGCATTTTATTGATTTGCGGTATGAAAAATTACTTTATATGTTTATACATCTAGCATCATACTGGTCATATGGATTTTTAATCCATACGACCAGTCATTAAATGTTATATTTAGATATTACAAATGTATGTATTCTTTGATAAAATTATTATTTTCACATGTATATATATAGTTATATTTACAGATGAACAATTATCAAATGGAGATAGAACCAATGTCTGGCGTTATACCCCCGGATATAATTTCAGAAAACTCTTCTACAAATTTTACATCTATTTTAGCTGAGTTTGCATTAGTAGACCAAAAGGTTAATAATACTAGAATGGGTTATAATCAAGAAGCCAATACATACAAAATAATATACAATGTTGACCGGAAAACCCAAGCAGACTATATTGCAATTCAAGTAGGTAGTCTTGGTAAATTTATGAATGAGGAATGGTACCAAACTTGGGTTTACATACACAATTCCACATTCGTAAATTTTTATAAATTAGGCGAAATTAAAGACGGACGATATGAGGGCTACTACATATGTATTGTAGTATATCCAAATGGTAACCTCTACACCCCGTCACATGAAAGGTATCATAATTTAGATCCAAACCACGAAAGGTTTAAATTACCATATGCGTATTATGCAATATCAAAAAATGGAAAAGAAATAAACGCACTTACACACGAAGATGAACTTGCCCTTGATACACGCATTACTAGGACATCATCTGAATCACGAGTATCCAATAATTATGATAAGTCTGATGATCCGAGAGAACAAACACCAAGCCTTGTTTCTAGATTAACAAGCTGTTT